ATAGATCAGTATCCACTCAACGTCGGCGGACGCCATTCGTCATCGGCGTGCGGCAGGAGACCACCGGTTGCAAGTGGAGCTAGCAGGCTTGGCATCGTCACGTCTTGACGAAAGCCCGATGGCCTGGCTCCCGAATTGCGCCAGCCTGTAAAGTTAGTCACCTCCGGAAAATCGCGGCGAAACGCTTCGCGTAGCTGTCTCATGGCCCCAGGCCCGAAGTGATTTGGACCAGACCTATTGATCCCGGTGATATTGCTTATGAATGCCCGATCTGCCGGGGCTTGTCCCCATGGCCCCTGAAGGCCATTTGGCACGTGCCCCCATATCCGACCTACATCTTGGCCGTCCCGAAGAATGTTGTAGCGGAAATGACGAGACAGACCGTCCGGCGAATTCATTGTATTTGGTGACAATGAATAGATAGCGCTCTGCGGCATCCGCGTAAACCCGAACCGCGTGCCCAATAGCGCAAGCGGATCAAGGCCGCCCGGCGGCTCGTATTGCTCCACCGGATAGCGATCATCCCCGATCTGCTCCCACTGCGGAGCTGATCTCCGAACCGGAGGCGGGATGCCATCGCCCGCAAGCGTAGGCCGTTCCTGCGCCCACGGCTCAAGATGGTTCGCGCGATCGGCCATGGCTCATGTCCCTGCCGGATCGCCCTCGATCGCCGCGTACATCAGTCTGCGCACCACGGGCGAGGAAATCTCCAGATCCAGAATGCGCCCCGTGCGCCACGTCATCCCCAAGCCGTCGAACGTCACCCGCGTCTGGTATTGACCAGATGCGCCTAGAGAACGAAAGATCTGATTGCTCCAGGTGCGCCCGCCGTCGTCCGACCAGCGCAGCCCCACTTGCGGATCGGAAAGGTGTGTATCGCTCGACACGCGCCCGACGCCCGTCACAAAATCAAGGTGCAATCTGTCAATACAGATCTGCTTGGGGTAGGCATGCAGCGGCGCGGAGCGCAGTTTCCAGACAAGATAGTCTCCGTCCTCATCGTAGGCGTCGGCGCTGAGCTTGTAGAGCCCATCGTCAGAGTTGTTCCCGATGATCCATTCGTTCTTGAACTGGACGGCGTATTCCGCTTTCCAGCGCCCGCCGCTGTCGTAGGAGTAGCGTTCGGTCCAAACTGGCTTGCCGAGCTTGCGCGACAGCGTGCGGTTGAAGCGCCACGTCCAGTCCGGCCCCGAGAGCACGTAGAACGCCGACCCGTCCCGGAAATAGGACCAGCCGATGATATCGTTCTTGTCCGTCGTCTCCCGAATCGACTGCTCGACGGCATGGTTGGAGATACGCTCGAATGCATAACCGCGTGCGGCATAAACTACATTGTCATTGCCGACCCAGAACAGATCCATGTCCAGCTCGGCGATGGTGTGCTTGCCGATGGCCCCCTTGGGGATGACGGTCGAGCCGCGCCGGACAAAGCTTGTTCCGTCATCATACCACACTTCGGTCGACTCCGTTCCGAATACCCACAGCTCCTGCAGATGGGCGATGATCCGCACGCATCCGTCGGGATTGCCCTCGGCTTCCGCAAAGTCGAGCGCCGAGATCGAGGTCGCCTCGTCGACGGCCGACCAGAAGAACCGGCCGTCGCTGATGCCGAACACGATATGGCGGTTGAGGAATGTGCAGGAGTTGGGTGCCGGAAGGTCCACGTCTGCGATCGAGGACACCGCATTGTTCTCAACCACGAACCGCGTGCCGTCGTCCACCACGACCACGATCTGCGGCGTGGTCGCCTTGTCGTTCCGAGCCATGATGGCGCGGGCGGTGCCGGCGATGCCGCCGACGGAGACGCGGTTGCCCAGACTGTCGATGCGGATGACCTCCGCTCCCAGCAGGGCATAGATCTGATCATCGAGCACGACCGGCAGCGCCCGGATGTTGCCAAGGCCGGTCGCGTCGGAGAACCTGATGAAGCCGTCGTCGGCATGAATCGGCAGGGCCATCTTGCCGTCATCGACGGCCTCGACGTAGGCGTTCCAATGCCGCGGGCCGGAATTCGGCCCGTAGCGGTCGGGGTCGGAGCTGGTGCCGAAGTCAAACCGGATGGGCTCACCCATGGGATCAGTACCCCGCCTGTCCGTATTCATTTGCGCGCCGCATCAATGCACGTTCTTCAATTGCATTCTTCACACGTCCCCCGCCGTAGAAGCCGAGTGCTCCGTAACCAAGTGCAGATAGCCACATTGCCGGATCGGTCCAAGGACTAGGCTGGCTACGCCGCGGCAACGATCTGAACAGACCGGGGTCATGAGTGCCTGCTTCCCAGGCAGCACGGGCTTGCGCATCCATGCCACTGTCATCGATAGCTGCACGAAGGCGGCGGGTGGCCTCCTGATGGCCGCTCGGCTTTCTCCTGGCCATGAATTCCTCTAGAACATTTGGATTGCGGGACCATGGCCCCACCACTCCTGATGCAATTTGCGGCCGGAATCCAAACCGCGTGCCTAGCAACGCAAGCGGGTCCAGCCCGCCTGGCGGCTCATACTGTTGCACCGGATAGCGTTCGTCTCCGATCTGCTCCCAATGAGGCGCCAGATGATTTGGCTGCTCACCCATACCGGCGCTCCGGCACGAACCGGATCACCTCGGGCCTATCGGCGTCGGCCATGCGCTCAAACAGGGCCTGAGCCCGTGCTATGATGCGATCGATGTGCGGGCCTGAGCGGCCGTAATCATCGGCGCAGCGGGCGGCCAAGCAGTAGCCCAGAGTCCCCAACCATTCCTGTGTACAATCGATGGTGTTGCCGAGATCGTCGATATCATCCACGGCGCGCTGGTAGGTGACGCGAAGGGTCTCCGTGGTCACCGTCGCCTTGACCGGCCACACGAAGATCGAGCTGGTCGCCTGCTGAGGATCGAAGTACCATTGCGTCGGGATGCCGGCGGTGTCCTTCTGGGGAAGATCGTAGTACTCCTGTTTTGTGAGTTCTTGCATCGGTATGTCGATGCCTGAGGACTGCCGTAACCTGACATCGATGACGCGGTAGGGGCGCGGCGTGAGGGAGTATGAGCCGGTCGCCGCGACCAGATTAACGAAACCCTCTTTGATGCGCCAGATCGCGGGATACGCCATCCACTCCTTGAGCATCACGTTCAGCTCGCGCGTGGCGGCGTCGGAATGCTCGACCGAAAGCGGCTGGCTCTTGGCGAGGATGTTGATCTTTTCGAGCGCGTACTCGATAATCTCGCGCGCGGTGAGGTCGAAGCCGATGCTGTTGCTCAATGTCATCAGAGCGATTCCGGAGTGACTTCGTTGGGCTCAAGAAACACGTCGGGCGGCTCAGGACGCGGGTCGGGAACGCGCTGGCGGTCCGCGACCCCGCGAAGAAAATCCTGAGGGTGGCGCGGATCGACGCATCCATCAACGCACACAATCAGCCCCGTCCACTCTTTGACCGTATCGTAGTGCCGGCGCTTTCTCGCGCACCGATCACAGTATTTCCACCACCCGCCGGGCTTGTAGTGTTCATGCATGTCAGTACCCCCAGAGATCCAGCGGATTGGCCGCTTCACCCGCGCCGCGCCTTTTGGGTTCAGACACCGCAGTCGCAGTCAGTGAGGGTTGCGGCAAGCGGTGCGCTCTCCGGACTGAGCGTGGCTGGCGTCGGCGCGGTCACATCGTTGAGTGTGGCCGTGCTTGGCGCGGGAACCGGAACTAGCGGGCGCTCAGCTGTAAGGCAATGCGCGTAGAACGTGTCCGGGTCAACGAACAGTTCCGCGACAAGTACATCTCCGGCTGCCGCTGGCGTAAAGACGGGCGCGGCGAGTTCGGGCTGCTGCCTGGCCTTGACCCGCTGCGGGTCGAACCAAGGCTGATACCACTTATCAAGCGTTACTTCTTCGGCTGCGAACGCGGGTTCACGGACAGGAGCTGCAAACTCGCTTGCTGGCCTGCGGCCCCGGCGTAAAGGTTGGCTCGACTCACTGAGCCACTTGTCGAGCGTGATCTCTTCGGCTGCCGCCGCAGGAACAAAGACGGGAGCAGCAAGCTCGGATGCCGACCGCCGCGGAGCGCGCCTGACCGGATCAGGCCACGGCTGATACCACTTGTCGAGGGTAACCGTTTCCGGTTCAGCCGGCGCAACAACAGCAACGAAGGCCGTCGACTGATACTGAATAGTCCGCGTGAACGCCGGACCATCGGAAGACAGAACCGCGGCGCTCGCGTCCGGGACGAACGTCGGCGCGATCAAACCAATCGACGCGACAAGCGCAGCAGCCAGCACGCGGCGCCGGACCGGCT